AAAATTTCTGTGAAAACACCAGATCCGCGACCAACGGAAATGGTTTATCAAATGCCAAGTTCTAGAGATAGGTTAATTATAGGTAAGGAAAACCCAGCGCTAGGAGAAGAGCTGAGATCCTTTATCCGTAATTACTCTAAACACTTCACAACCCGCGAACTAGACACTATACGAAATAGTGTCAGACCGCAGTTCAATCGATCCGGATGTATTGAGATACCAAGATCGAAGGGTGGAGCCTATCAGTACTTCTTAGATGTTGTTCGTCAAAAGAAAGACCTTGAAATAAAGACAAAAATCGAAGAAAAGAAACTAGTTGGGCAAACACTGACACCCAAAGAGTCTCGTTTCTCCGACATAGCTGGAATCAGAGCTTTAGAAAAGCCAGTGACGCAGACCACAAAGGTTGCATGGAACCTCTTCGAAGAAGAGGCATCTCGTGGGCCTGTAGGCGACGTATCCGAAAAGATACTAAGCCGAAGAGATCTGGACGTGATTTCTATAGCCTCTGATATCTACATTAGTCTTTATAAGTCTTACTTTTGCACGCCGTTATTAGTAGAAAATCTGTTTTCTTTTGGGACGTTAAATCCCAATTCTTTATATCTTATTAGATGTTTAGTGTCGATGGGTTATCGACTAGCTGATATAAAATGTTGTCCTCTTACTCCTTCCCTTATTGACCTTCTAACCATAGGGCTGTCAAAGTGTTTTGGTGATGATGCGATCCTAAACGCAAATTCTCCAAATATTCCTCTGTGCGAGGAACCACTATGCAAACACCCGTCATTAGAACAGTCGTACGGAACAGTTTCAGGGAGAGAACAAATTTTATCGATGCTAGATTCTTTGCTCATCAGAGACAAACAAACTAACGATATGAAGAACGAAAAAGATAAATCGGCTAAATACAGCGAGGATATTGCTTTCTGTACTCGAGAGGAATGGTGGAATGAAGTGTTGCTAGCTGCCTGGCAACACCCATCTGAGATCCAGTTAATACCTGAAGTTATACCTGAACGAGGAGGTAAATACAGGATAGTAACGAAATCTCACGCCGTTGTCACATCTGTTGGGTCATCAGCCCATAACAAATGTAACGAGTTCCTTAGTAGAATCCCTGGGATCCGAGAGGGATTTTATCTAAGAAAGAAAGGAAAAACCTTGAATAACATCGGACTTGATGAAATATATAGACGTTTGAGTCAATCTGATAATCAGATTGGGCCGCATACGACTCTTTACGAATCGGATTGTAAAGACTCAACGGACTATATCGATCCGAGATATGCAAGGATTGTAGTGGAGGAGTTGTGCGAACTGTTGAATATAACTGGAATAGAAAAAGAATTCGCCTTACTCACGGTGGACACATCTGGTAAAAGATACATCCGTGTGAAAGACGAACTCAAATCATCTTCAAGACGAGTCTGGAGGAGAAATGGAACGGAGCTTCGAGAACGTAAAGTCAACCCTAAACAACAAAAGGTGAAGGCTAAACATTCTGGAACTCCTATAGTTTACCATTATCCTGGAAACGATCATCTTAAAGAGCGTATATTAGGTGCTTCCCATAGGAAGGGTTCCATAGGTTACTTCATGGAAACTTCCGAAGGGCTTGAGTGCTATTGGTACCCAAAAGGGCCAATGATCAAGGTAGCAGATAATATAGGTCAAGATATGTTCGCTGTCTATGAACCGTTCTTTAAAGCCCCTTGGAAGGTAGATTCCAAG